AATAGTTGATCCGACTTGTTCTAAAGTTTTTTCTCGATCAGAGCCAGTAACAATATAACATGCATTATGCGTAGCAAAGTGTTCAAGCCAATTCTCAAACTCTTTATTAATCTTCATTCGACTTGGTGTGAGTGTCCCATCAACGTCAAAGATATAGTGGTTCATTTTTTATCCATTCTTATAAACATATTCCAGTGCCCTATCGGCTTCTACTTCCATAGGACGATTTTCATACCAGTTTCCAGTTTCTCTATCAAATTCTTTGCAAAGTGTAGCTATCTCTTGAGTATTAATGGGATAATTACGTTTAATAGCGCTACCTGCTATTGCGACCATAATCTGATACATCTTACTATACCATCCAGTATTACTCATAGTAACATATTCACCTGCCAATTTCTTGGGCCAAAACGGGCAATCGTGGTAACTTGACCAAACTACATTCGTGTTATCCATCTGAGACTTGCGGTGCTCAATAACTTGAGCTGCCCACTCCGGAGGTAGACGATCAATAAAATTATTAGAATGTTTCTTTTCTTCATATGGCCATTTTGCCATTAACTCTTCTGGATCTATATAAGAACCATTGTGATTACTAAATATGAAGTTATAAGAACCAATATAATGTGCAGGTATGTAATACATTCGAGACAAATCTTTAGTTTGCTTATCGCCGATATCACCGAGTTCTGAGTTAAGGGCGTACCAAAAATGTCTAATAGATGTTCCATCAACGGATCCAGTAAGTGGGAAAACAAGACGAAACTTCGGTAAATCAGCAGTAGAACTAGCAGTGCTATAGCAAACAAATTGATGTTTACCAAAACGGGTAATAAGCTCATCTTTTAGATTTCCTTCAAATGTGTGATCGTCAACATCAACAGCAGCCCAGCCTGCCCAAGTAAGTACATTCTTGTTGGCCCTAGTTGTCCCATCTTCATAAGTAGCAGGAGATATAAGTTGTGCATCTTTTTTTCCCTTTAATGATTCTTCAGATAACATATACAAAAACTTCTCGAACTTAGACCAGGTGTCAAAGTCAAAGCGCTTATTTGTTTTATTATCAAATTGGCTATTAAATACAGTTACAGAAAACATTATGTAAAGAAGTCCTCCAAGGTAGCAACCGGTTCTGGTGTCCAACCTACGGCATCAAGGATTGGACGAAGCGGTGTAATAAACGCCTTCTCAAACATTATATCATAATCTATATACGTCTGTAAACCAATTTCTTTTGGTAAAACGCCTGGAAACGAAATAATATTTTCTTTAATAGGATTTGGGGTCTTAAGATAACAGAATTTAATTTTCTCACCATTCTTAATCATTTCATACTTACGATCTAATGAGTTTTGCTTAATATAATAATTATAAAGTAAAGAACCACGAACATGAATTGGACAACCCTTTGAATAGATATTCTTGCGGTCTTGCCATTTTACGATTTCACTCACCCCACGAGGAAAGGAGATCAGTTCTGGTGATAGTTTAAAAAACTCATTACGGAAAGTACGAATAAATTCTTGTATATCAGACTCAGTGCCTTCAATAATAACTCTGAATATTTCTTTAAATTTATTACGAACAATCTCTGGAGTAGATGACTTAATTGCTTCAATACCCATCATTTTAAGTTTAGGCTCTGTGTACTGAACACCTTCTGAGTTATGGACATTTAGAATGTATCTTTTTTTGGCTGTCCAGATACCACGATCAGCAATAACCTCACGGGCCATTTCCATACGTGGTGTATATCCATTTGTAACAAAGAAGAATTCATCATAAGCTTTTGCTAAGATAGACTCAAAGTGCTCTGAGCAAATCTTATCAAGAAACTTAACTGGATCATTAGGTGCAAACTTGTCTACCATTGGACCCATATTAATATAAACGGAGTCAGTATCAATAGCAATTACATAGTCTTTATCTGTGCCAAGAAGCTTATTCATCTCTTTGTTAATAGCTTGTTCTGCCCACCGAATAACAGTTTGACCAGTAAGAGTTACTGATTCTGCCAAAGCATTATCGAAGTATTTAAAGTGCTTATTGGCCAGAGCACCATATAAAGAGTTGAGAAGGATCTTAATAGCCATCTGGTTATTTTCCAGCTGGTTAATTGTTGATTCCAAAGCTATATCTTTTGATTGCTCATATAGAGATTGTGTGTCCAACATCTTACGTTTCATTACTTTACGTTCAGCATAGTAATCAACAATCAGCTCTGGAATAATACCCTGAGTCTTTTTGGTAAACGGCACACCAGATGCACACACAGCATAGTCTTCGCAGACTTGAGTAGAACGATCATGCTGTTCAAGATAAAAGTCTGGTCCCTGAGGAAACCGATATGTGTAATCTCTGTATAGATTTTCTGGTGAGATATTCTGTTGGACAATAATATTAGGATATAGTGAGTTCAAGTCAAAAGACACAACCCAATCGTGTGCGCCTACATCTGGATCTTTTACATAACCACCAGCAATTGATTTGCTCTCTGTCTCTTGATTACCATATACTGCATACGGAACTTTGTCGATCTGCTTTACTGGCGAGATAATATTTTTACTGAGCAATCGACGATAGATAATTGATTCCCAGATATTAGTTGTACCAAATGTATCATTTAGATTTACACCACCCTTATATGCCATGGTCAAGGCAAGGGAGATAAGACCCATCTTTTGATCCATACGGTCAACCAACTGAACATCTTTAATATTATAATCAATAAACTTTTGATGATCTTCTTTATAAAGTGTGTAAAGATTGCCGTGTTCTTCATATGATAGTTTCTTTTCTCCAAGAACAACATAACCGATATGATCAAGCTTATATGTTTCTTGTTGACCATAAGAATAACCAAACTTTTGGAATAGTTCAAGGTAATCGGCTTGCTGAATGCCAACAATTTCATATGCCGGCAATTCACGCTGCATCTTTTTGACGTTACGTTGGTTTACCATATTCCATGGAGACAAGCTACGAGCCGCTTCTTCAGAACCAATAAGTGTTATACGGTTTACAAGATATGGAATATCAAAGAAACGAGAGTTCCAGCCAGTAATAACATCCGGATAGTTTCTCTTCCAGTAACCTAGAAACTTGGCAAGCATTTCTGTTTCTGATTTACAGTGGTGATACTGAACATGCTCACCTTTCATATCCAACTCTGTCTTCTCAAAGTCATATGTGTCCAAACCCCAGACCTGATAGACAGAAGATTTACTGGACTTTAGTGCAATAGAGATAATTGGGTATGCAGCTTCTTCTGGTGTAGGAAACCCATCATCAGAAGCTACCTCGATATCAAAGTTTACCACATTAATATGATTAATATTAAACTTTATATCATCTGGATATAAATCAGTAATAAATTGGTGGATATAGTTCGTGGTACCATATAACTTAAAGTTAGAAGTGCCATCATATGTGTCAATAAAATCACGGGCATCAGTCATTTTATTAAACTGAATTTCTTTAAGATTACCACCATCAAATGATTTATATTTACTTTCATCTTTAATAGGGACAAAGAGACGAGGAGCAAACTTATGACGTTTTATTATAGATGTACCGTTATCAGTATATCCACGATACAAGATAGAGTTTCCGTAACGATTTACAGAAGTATAGAATGCCAAAATATTTCCTCCATGATTACGACCATTATATACAAAAAAGAGGGGTAGTAAACCCCTCTTTCTCTAATTTTAAAAATATTATTTTAATCTTTTTTAGAAACGAATGAATACATTTCTTTGGCTTTTTCCATTAGGTCATCCATGGAATACATCTTATATGATTCCTGAAGTTCTTCGGCAGTCTTCTTACCTGCTTCAAGCATATTCTGTGCAAAGGTTGTATTTAAAGCCTGTTGCTGATCCATATATTCTTTTGCAAGTTGAAGCATTTCAGAACGAATTTCGAATGGGTTTTTGTTTGTCATAATAGTCTCCTGTGTGTGTTGTATACTTTATTATATAGCAATCTATGAAGTTTGTAAAGTATTATTTTTCTTTTGCATTCCATTTCTCCATATCTTCTGGTGTATTGATTTCAATACCATCGAAGCTTACGTATTGTGCGCCTATTCGCCAACCACTTTTTAGCCAGCGCAGCTGTTCGAGCTTTTCTACTTCTTCTTCTTGTGTAACTTTCAAATTAGGGTAGGCTATTAGTGCATGACGCGTGTAACCATACACGCCCA